CTTTAGGTAAATCAGATGATATGTACCAAGAGTTTTTTGATATACAAGCGATGGCTGATAAACATGAATATCTAACTGATTTCAATATGAAAACAAAACATGATATGGCAAAGACTATGGCAGTCTACAGTGGGTTTACTGAAGGAGTACAACTATTTAGTAGGTTTGCTATACTTCTAAACTATCCAAGACACAATCTTATGAAAGGTATGGGTCAGATTGTTACATGGTCAATTAGAGACGAGAGTCTACATGTAGAAGGCTTATCAGAACTATTTAGAACTTTTATGAGAGAGAATCCAGAACTGTGGACAGATAAATTAAAGTATGAAATTTACTGTGCCGCAGAGAGGACAGTAGAATTAGAAGATAAATTTATTGATATCTGTTTCAACAAAGTTTCAGTACCAGACTTAACTGCGCGGGAAGTAAAGGAATATATCCGATATATTGCCGACAGAAGATTACTAGGTCTAGGTATGAAGGCTATCTTTAAAAGTACGGAGAATCCGTTACCATGGATAGATATGCAAGTTAACGCAGTTGAGCATACCAACTTTTTTGAAAACCGTGCTACCGAGTATGCTAAGGCTAGTACACAAGGAAATTGGCAGGATATATTTAAATGACAGAACAGTTACAACCAACTATCACTATAGATGGAGTTGAGCATGATGTTGAAGATTTAAGTAATGACCAGAAAGCGATTATTGGACACTTACAATTATGTGACCAACAGATTGCTCATTACCAAAATATGTTAGCATTAACTCAAACTGCAAGACAGGCCTATATAAATGACTTAGGTAGTCAACTCAATACAGCAGAAGATAAAGAATGAATATCTATATAGGGTATGAATCATCTCACCCAGAAATGTTTGAGGTGTGTAAAGAGTCTATACTTAGGTTTAATCCTACGCATAAGATTTACCCTTTAGTTAAGTCTGAGTTACAGGAACAAGGTATCTATACTAGAAAAGAAGAAAGTGCAAGTACAGAGTTTGCTTTCACTAGGTTTCTTGTTCCTTACCTGTCTAACTATACTGGCTGGTCATTATTCTGCGATGGAGACTTTTTGTGGAGATGTGACCCACAAGAAATAGTACATCATAAAAATAAACACAAGTCCGTCATGTGTGTAAAACACCCACAATTTATTTTAGAAGATAAAATAAAAATGGACGGAAAAGTAAACAGACCATATCCTAAAAAGTATTGGTCTTCACTAATGTATTTCAATAATGCATTATGTGCCTCACTTAATTTGTGGTATGTTAACAACGCAGCAGCAGTTCACCTACATGGATTCTCATGGGCATTAGGCCATGACTATCCTGGTGACGGCGTTGGTGACTTACCAGCATCTTACAACGCTATGGTAGGTTACTATGATTTTGGTAACTATGCTAAAGCAGTTCACTTTACAGATGGTGGGCCTTGGCTCGGCAATCACAATAATTTTAAACACCCAATATACGAAAAAGAATGGATAGACTTATACGAACAATTCTCAACAAAAACTTAATATTTGTAGGGAACTCAGTAGAAATTTTACAACATAAACATGGGGAGTGGATAGACTCTCATGATATAGTTGTGCGTTTTGGAAAAGGGTATCCAACAGAGGATAAGTGGGAATCAATTGGTAGTCGTACAGACATATGGATATCTGGTTTTCTTAGAAGTAAACATCAAGTATTCTATCCTGATGCAATCAAACTTTTAAATAGAGCAAGAGTTGATTTAGACAGCGATGTGTCAAAACATAAAATAGGAAAAGACTGGATAACTATGTTTTCAGATTACGAGTTGAAAACTATTTATGAAGAATTCGGTGTGAAAAATAACGACTTCCATGCAAAGCGTCCTTCAAATGGATTTATTTCAATCTTATTTTTCACTCGTATGGTTGATGTATGGAAAAAATTGTCATTGATAGGATTTGACTTTTTTGCCAAGGACGCTGGTTTTAAAGTAGGAAATGCTATACCATATTCTTGGCATCTTCCGATAAATACAGTGAATGAGAATCCTCATATGGGAGCCGATGAACGGGCTTATGTAATGAATTTGGTTCAAAAAAATATTTTGGATTGGAAAATTTTGTCAGACCTCGAGGAAAAATCAGTCGATTTTACCTAACTTATAACCCGCCTGTACTAACTTTCTAGTTGTAATCTTTTGTTTTTCTGATTTTAAAAGAATTTGTTCATTCAATCTAGCGTTTCTTAGATTCAATGGTATCTTGTCTATCAAGTTTCCATAGAGTTCAAATGGTGTTGCTAGTTGAATCCCTGTAGGTAATGAATAATAATCAGACATCAATGTGCTATGTTCTATATTTATTGAGTATGATTTTCTTAACATTATATTGTGATTGATACAGTCCTTTGGTCCGATAGCATCTAACTTAATTAACTTATCAAGTCTGCCGTCCATGTATAAAGGCATATCAACTGGTTTGAGTTTCATCAGCGCTCTAAAGAATACTACATTACTGCAGTTATTTAGATACGCGTCTATTTGTGGTTCGCCCTTGAATCTAGTTGCAAAATGAGTTCCACCCTTAAAGAATAAGTTCCCATCTCTAATCTTCATCAATGCGTCATAGTTTACCATAAACATATCCCAATCATATTGTTTAAATGCTACACTTTCCCATTGCGCATCTGTTATACTTGTTCCTTGCGGAACTTTATGATTAATCTTTAGAATGTTATAGTAATTTTTATATGATGGGTGATGTCTATACATTAGTTTTCTGTTTAGTATCCCAACTTTATTATCAAAGTAAGACTCAGGCGGTATATGTCCACTAACTAGTTTGCCTGGGTGGAATATATTATTACCTGTGATAACCATGAGTCTCTTACTTGGTCTTTGTGATTCTGGTTTATCCATATACCATCTTCGCATATGGAGTATCATTTTAGAAATGTTATTACTTATTCCAGGTAGTTGATAGCACTGAATATTTCTAAAGTTTTCTACTGCCCAATCTACTAAGACATCGTCCCATTCTCCCCACTTAAAATATAGGTGCACGCGGAACTCCTCCGACTTATCAAGTAGAGACGCTAGTGTGAAAGCAGTGTAGTCTTTCTTATATAATATTGCTATATCTATCATTTGTGTATTTTATACTCCCAAAAATTATCTAAGTACCTTTCCATTCTATCTTCTGCATCGTCATCAAAATCAAATATTATACCAGACCTTTTTGACGAGAGAATCTTACATATTGCTTCGTAAGCCGTGCAGTGTTTTGTATTGCTACATGCTTCATAGAAACTTTCATATGTAACAAGTTTCTTTTCTCTTATCTTTCTAGGATTAGATACTAGTTGTAATTTCTTTCCTAATAATAGTGCTATGATTCCCATTTCACTATTTGGACAGGTCGCTACTTCTTTACAGTTAAGCAGTAGTTCATACCCGCCCTCTTTTTTGTGTAAAACATTTTCTGCCCCAACTTCCATATTCCATTTTGCTATCCAAACAGGAGCAGTTATTGGGTGCGGTTTTACTTTAAAACCTTGTTCCTTTACGAGTTCTTTGACTTTTCTAAAGTTAATCAGTGGGCCATTCATTAAGTTACTACCTGGCGGAAAGATAACTTTGTCATAAAACTCTGTATTCCATTGTAATGAATACTTATTTTGCAAGTTTGCTTTTATCTTACTAATTCGTTCTTCATCAATTTTTATATCTGAATCAACGATGCTTTGTAAAATTTTATCATTAATTTTTACTGAACTAACTCTCATGTAAATACCTTTACCAAGAAAGTCAGTATATAACCAGCCCCTTATAGTTTTGACTTCATTAGTATTAAACCATAAGTCATATTCAAAAGGTGCTCCTCTATGAGATTCAGGTATAATTCTTTTCTTGAATTTATTAAGTAGTTCTAAATCTTCCTTAGGTCTAAAACTACTACCTGATTTCATAAAATGAGTTGGGATATCTCCTAACTCTTCATTTATACTCATTTTTTCAAGAGGTTTATTAGGTTTTATTGGTCTGCCTTCTTCCATTCCTTAACCTCTTGAATTAATTCAAATAATCTTTTTTCTATATTTTTCATGCGGTCTTCGTTTTCACCTATGGTATCGAAGATTGCGCTCATCATACTCTCGAGTTTTTTATTTACATACTCAGGAGTAACTTCGTCTTTTTTAAATCCTGCCATTCCTTAACTCCATTTAGAGCCGTCCCAGAAGGAAGCCCCTAAATCGGAGGCGCTTGATACTTCAGTATCGAATATTGTTCCTGCTGAACTGGCTGTTATTCTTTCGTAAACAACTGTATCTGTTGCAGTAGCAAATACTGTCAGATGGTCAGTTGTAATTGTTGTGTCTGTTGCTCTTGTTGTTTCAAATGTTGTTGTTGTACCTGCTTCTTCCGTTCTAGTTGTTTCAAATGTAGTTGTTGTAGCAAATGCAGTTTCAAATGTAGTTGTAGTAGATTTGCTTGTTGCTGTAGATTGAGTTGTAGCAGTAGTTTGTGTAGTATTAAATGTTGTAGAAGTTGTTCTACTTGTATCTGTGCCTCTACTTGTACCTGTTGTAGTATCGGTATTAAATGTAGTTGTAGTAGACTTAGTTGTATCTGTTGATGCAGAAGTACCTGTTGTAATTGTAGTATCAAATGCAGTCGTTGTAGATTTACTTGTTGCTGTTGCTCTTGTTGTAAGTGTTCCAAGAGTTGTAGCGTAAGTCGTTGTAGTAGATTGAGTTGTATCTGTCGCTCTACTTGTGCCTGTGGAACTAGAAGTATTAAATGTAGTTGTAGTATTTTTACTTGTTTCTGTACCTCTACTTGTTGCTGTTGTAGTATTTGTGTTAAATGTTGTAGTTGTAGATTTACTTGTTGCTGTTCCTCTACTTGTAGCAGTTCCACTAGAAGTATTAAATGTAGTTGTAGTTGCCCTACTTGTACCTGTTGCTCTTGAAGAACTTCTACTTGTACCATATGCTGTTTCGTAAGAGGTGCCTCTAGTTGTACTTGTATTATCTGTATATGCAGTAGTTGTAGTATAAGCAGTTGTAGTACCTCTACTTGTACCTGTGGCTCTACTTGTATTTGTATTATTTGTAAACCCTGTGTTATCTACATAAGCAGTTGCTGTATCTCTTGCTGTATTTGTTACATTAGTAAATCCTGTATTATCTACATAAGCAGTTGCTGTATCTCTTGCTGTGTTTGTAGAGTTTGTAAATCCTGTGTTATCTGTATACGCTGTTGACCTACTTGTATTGGTATTTCTTGTAGAGTTGTATCCAGTAGAGTTTGTAAACCCTGTTGAATTTGTAAATCCAGTATTTCTAGAAGTGTTTGTACTTCTGGCAGTATTTGTATTGTTTGTAAATCCTGTGTTTCTACTTGTATTTGTACCTCTAGAAGTGTTAGTATTTCTAGAAGTATTGTAAGAGGTGTTTCTACTTGTATTTGTATTGTTTGTAAACCCTGTTGCGTTTGTAAATCCTGTTGAACGAGTAAATGATGTACTATACGAAGTATTTCTAGTTGTAGACCTACTTGTGTTTGTATTAAATTCATCTCCTGTGTTTACGAAAGTTCCAGTTTCTTCTTCCTCTGTTGATAAACTAAATGTTATATTTGTAAACGAGGTGTTATAACTTGTTGACCTACTTGTGTTCTGACTTACAGAAGTATTTCTAGAAGTATTTGTATTTCTAGCAGTGTTTGTAGAATTTGTAAATGATGTAGACCTACTTGAAGCATATGATGTAGAGTTTGTAAATCCTGTATTATCTGTGTAAGCCGTGCCTCTACTTGTATTTGTAGAGTTTGTAAATCCTGTATTATCTGTATATGCTGTTGACCTACTTGTATTAGTATTTCTAGCAGTATTGGTATTTCTACTTGTACCATAAGATGTAGAGTTTGTAAACCCAGTATTTCTAGAAGTATTTGTGCTTCTTGAAGTATTTGTATTATCTGTATATGCTGTACTTGTGTTCCTACTTGTATTTGTAGACCTAGAAGTATTTGTATTATCTTCGTAAGCAGTTGATGTATTCCTACTTGTGTTTGTAGACCTACTTGTATTTGTATTATCTTGGTAAGCAGTAGTTGTATCGTACGCAGTTGTTGTACTTCTACTTGTTGCTGTACTTCTACTTGTGTTCGTACTATTTGTAAAACCAGTATTCCTAGTTGTTGTTATCGTCGTGTCATACGAAGTCGTATAGGTTGTGGTTGTATTATATGAAGTAGTTGTAGACCTATCTGTCTCAAAAGTTGTAGTTGTTGTATAATTTGTTGTTGTATTAAACGTAGTTGTTGTAGACCTAGTTGTATTATAGGTTGTTGTAGTTGTATAATTTGTAGTAGTAGTAAACGTAGTAGTTGTAGACCTTGTAGTTTCAAAAGTCGTAGTTGTATTATACGCAGTTGTAGTTTCAAAGGTCGTTGTAGTTGACCTAGTTGTATTAAAAGTGGTTGTAGTTGTATAGGTAGTATTAGAATCAAAAGTCGTAGTTGTAGACCTAGTTGTCTCATACGCTGTTTCTGTATTGAACAGAGTTGTAGTAGTAAACGTAGTAGTTGTAGACCTAGTTGTATTAAAGGTTGTAGTTGTTGTATAATTTGTTGTAGTGGTAAATGTAGTTGTAGTATTCCTTGTTGTATTAAAG